ACTGCTCGAGCATGGTTATCCATGTTTCGGTATCAGAAAGCTGATGACCTCGTTGTAACTTGGTTGGAACCGCAAGATCCACCACACATGGATCATCCGACACCATTATATCTTGCCAATGAATTTCTTGGCATATGCATCGGCAAAGCTTTCAAGATTTTCTTCAAAATAATGAACCCCGCTGGGAGAATGCAGGCTAGGGCTTTTAGCGATGCTGTTGGATATGATGTCAGGAAGTTGACCCTCGATCATATCAAGTATCCTACGGCGTTCATTAGGATCTATGTCCTTGCTCCAGTATGCCAAACGCTCGGCTACCATTACCGCAAGTTGTGTGGCAAGCTCTCCTAGCTGTCTGTTAAAATCTCCCGGTGTCTGCATGACATCCTCCCATTTATTATATCATTCAGACAGAGTATTGCGGATGATGGATCGAATCATCAAGTTTCAACCAGTTTGGCCCAGACCCAATATTCATTATCATTATCATCGCCATCGACGGTGATTTCTATCACACATGGCCACCAGACCTTGTTCTGATCAATCTCACGTTTCTTCATGTTCACGGTAACCCCCTGGTTGTAGAACCATGTTTTGAATCCATCCCAGTCATTTTTTGAGATCAATCCTATGATGTTGTTTTTTGATATCGTCAGGACGGGTAATCCATGTTCATCTCTGGCACGGATCCATTTGGTCTTTCGTAATGTCACACCGGTGTTATCACTATAAGAATCAAGTAATACCTTAAGTAGGAAAACGTGGAATCGGTCGGAATGATCAACCAGATTATAATGCAGGTCGATTATGGGCATCTTTTAGCTGTGTTTTAGCTTGAATTCCACTAGCTTGGAATCATTCTCAGGTATGGAAAATCCAAAGCTAGGACTTGTTCGTGACATTGCCTGCCATTGATCTCCAACATCGAGAAATAAATCCTTATTTGGATCAAGGCAGTACATTTCCGCGGCATATCCTTGCATGACAAGGAATTCCACGAATGCCTTGAGACCCTGCCGACCAGATCGAACATACTCAAGTGACTGTTTGTAGGTAGGGAAATCGTATTCAACGGCAAATAACTTAACGTTCGTTTCAATGAACGTACCTGCTAATCCTTTTTGGCTGCGTGCTAGATTTAATCTCATGAATGTTAATCCTATTATTTGGTGGGTTTCTTAATACTATGCATGAAAATAAAACAGTCAGCAGGAATTCATAAATACTTGTACGGTTCGCGGGCCGGAATCCCCAACCGTTCTATCGCTTTAGAGGAGCAACAGCCTATGGATATTTACAGCATTTCGCCATCACTTGTAATTGATCTGGTTAAAAACAACCCATATGGATATCGCAACGTGATAAAACGAGATTATACCGAATTCTATAACAGAATAATGGCATCTAGTTTGGGAAGAACGTTAGCAGAGACGCTCTATAGATTTTGCTACAAGCCAACACCAACATGCTTGACCTGCGGATCGGAAAATGTCGGGTTCCTCGAGTTCACCACTGGATATCGACGATATTGTTCTAGGGCTTGCACAGGAACCTCAGAAGCAAATAAAATAGGTAGAAAGAACTATCTTACTGATCCAACCAGGATCAAAGATCAGATTAGAAAAAGTAAAGATACGTGTATATCAAGATACGGAGTCGAACATTGGAAAAAAACTAAAGAAGGAAGAGACCATACTGCTAATACAAGTGCAAAAATCATCAAAGATAGATTCTCTATAAATGTGAACGGTAGATCTAGAAAGCAATACACCGCGGCTGCGAGACATTTAACTAATATTGTTATAACGAGCATAAAAACGTCATTGACCCGTTAAACAAGAGATCAAAAGAAATTGTCGTTGACCATATATACAGCATCAACGATGCATTTATAGCCGAAGTACCGTTGGATGTTGTATGCCATTGGACTAATCTAAGAATGATTCCAAAGTCACACAACTCTTCCAAGGGATCAAAATCAGATAGAACCTTGGAAGAGCTATATGAATTCTACCGTCAGGCTTCGCCCAAATCCTCGACACCTATTGCCGAATTATAATACGCCCATCTGCCAAATGGAGGACGGACGCGGGTCTTGGCACCTTCCGTGATCACCCAAAGTGTGTCACAATAATTGCTTGGTCCCCAACTGCCAAACGGGAATCCATCGGTGAAGACCAGCGCCAGCTTGGGTTCAATCTCTTCCTTCTTCCAGTGGTTCCAGAAGCAGTCAAAGTCGGTGCCACCGCCGCCTCCCAGCTTGTAGCTCAGTAGCTCGTCAGCGGAGTCCTTTGTGAAGGTGCGGTGATTGTAGACATTGGTATCAAACGTCAATATGCCGATCTTAAACTCGGAATACATGTTCATGATACCATACACCTCCGAAAGGAAGTCCTTGCCCATCGCGTCGGAGATCGACCCACTCATATCGATGGCAATCTCAATATCAATGGTTTCTTCCTTCTTCAGCGTCGGAAGGAAAATGCCACGGCCCGTGTGCTTGCGATTAGGACGCATCCAGGTGAAATCATCAGTGAGGCAGCTTTGTATGCTCTGTCGCAGCAGGTCTCGCCAGTTAACCTTCGGCTCAACCAGGTCGTCGATCAGGCGGCGAAGACCTGCTGGCATCTTGCCGGCAGCAGCATTGGCAGCCTGTAGGACCTTGCCCTTGATCTCATCTCGCAGCTTCTTGAGATCATCGGCTGAGATGTCAATGGGTATTCCATTGTCGCTGTTCTTGCCGTCCTTGCCAGCTTCAAGATGCACGTCGAGCGTGAGCTCCTTCTTCACCTTGCGCTTTTCGAGATCGTCATAAACGGCCTCAGACGTCCACATCTGCGGTTGGGTATATTTTACCTCGTAAAGACCAACCCGCTGTGCGGTATTGCCCTTTCCGTCAGGAACCGATACCTTCTCGGTGGGCATCTTGCCGATCTTGTCCTTGATCAGCGTTCCGTTGATGATGTAGTCATTGGCCATGTTCCACCACTGTGGATCACGATGGCTGCGTCGTCCAAAATGGTCAAACGCCACATGCAAGACCTCATGGCACAAAACGAACTGGATCTCATCCACGTCGAGTTTCTTGAAGAAATCACGATTGTAATAGATGTTGCGGCCGTCGACGGCCGCGGTTGGGCACCATCCTGCATCGGTTGCATCCACCAAAGGAAGGTGCATGATTAGCGTGCCAAAAAATGGCTGCCCAAACAGCAGCTTGATCTTTGCCTGCTTGATCTTTGTTTCTACTGGATCTCGTTTTACGATAGACATGCATCCATCTCCTTCTATGCAATACCGATTATAATCGGTACGGTATATCTGTCAAGTATGTGGGGAGGACACCATCGTAGCGTCCTCCCCATTTTGATCAAACATTTGGGAGCAGATCCGAATACCTCTTGACAAACTCTTTCCAGTTCTTGAGAACCGGAGCCTCAATCGGCAGCTTATACGTGCCAAGGATGGTCTTGGCACCCATGACCGCAAGTTCGTCCTCAAAGTTGTCCATGACGAACCTGAAGAAGGTATCCACCTGCTTCTGGAACTCATCCATGGGCTTGCGATCGCCCTGTGCCGTGGCACGCTCGCCGCGATCCGCTTGATCCTTCAGCTCATACGTGAGCGCGGTCACCAATGCATACATCACATCAATCTGCTTGTTGTTCAGCTTGGTGACCTTGCCACTTAGAACATCGCGTGCATGTGGCAGGTTTGCTGCCTGGGTGCGATAGGTCATGAACTTCACACCTGGGCCCTCACCGATGGTGCCCTTGATCATGTCTCCCAACACATCACCTGGCAGGCTGGTATCAATCATGGTGCCGTCGGGCATCTGTTCCTGTAGCAGTTCGCTGGCAAAATACCAGCTGCGAGGCGTTGAAAACGCATAGCTTTCCGAGCTGGGATTGAAGTTATTCAGATCGCCCGGCTGGAAGCTGATGTACCCAACCACGTCCTTGTGAACGCGATTCAGCGTGGCCCATTCCTTCCAATCGTCTGCATCAACCTCAAGCGTAAGATGGGTGAAACGATTGGCCAGCGGCATCGGCATGTTGTAGGCCACGCCCTTGTCCTTGACGCGATTACCGGCAGCCACGATCACCACGTCCTTGGGCATGACGTAGTTGCCGATGCGACGGTTCAGGATGATCTGATAGGTAGCGGCCTGCACGCTAGGAGGAGCGGCACTCATCTCGTCAAAGAACACCAGTGCTCGGCTCATCTCGTCGGTAGGCAGGTCACTAGGAGTGCTCCAACGGAACTCCTTGTCGGTGATGGGAACGCCGGTTTCGTCACGTACCATATTGCCATCCTTGTCATAGACCTTAACCTCGGCAAGGTACGGAATGCCTCTGATGTCGGTCGGTTCCATCAGCGGCAGTCGAACGTCAATCAGTGGACGCCCTTGGCTGCGGGCAACTTCAGCGACCAGGTCGCTCTTGCCAATGCCAGGCTGTCCCCAGATGAAAAGCGGACGCTTGCGTGTGATGCTGTGCTTGATTGCCAACTTGAGACGGCTTGGGCTGACGGTGCTGAGTTCCATCACCTTGTTGCGGGAATTGTTCGGTGCCATGTGTTTTCCTTTGCATGGTTATTGCGATATTCCGTTGTAACGTAGCAGTTTGGTGTCGTCAACTGGTTATCTTTGGAACGTAAAAATCAACAAACCTACGTATGTCACCGTCGAACATGGCCAGTTCAAAATGAGTCTGTTGATTCCATACTGTAACAGTTGAATTTTTTATATCCCACGGCGCGTGCAGTATTCTACCTGTGTTTACTAATATGCGACCATTCACCCGAAGATTAGTGTCGTTGCACAAACCCCAATGCGTGTACACCATCGACAAGAACTTACCACCGAATCGGGTTAATCTCCAACTATTTGGATTAAACAAACTGATCAACCGCAGATCTTCTATGTTAACTCTGCCAGGGATTTTGGCAAGTGCCAATTCGTTCCATATTCTTTTTGCATTTGGATCGCGGATTATAAGCTGTATAAGTTCTTCGCGGGTTATCCACCCGCTGGGTAAATCATTGAGATCCTGAGGATTTTTCTTCAACAACTTACCCATTTATCAAAATGTGTACCTCGATTCTTAATCTGATAAACTATTTATCGTAACGTGTATATGATATAGTTTATTAAAGCTTACATTTGATATAAATAGAAGATGCATATAAGACAGCACATCGAGGAATTGATATCCAATTCGCCCTCGTATCTCTCCTATCGAAAAATAATACGCGATGCGTATCCGGAAGTGGATTCCGAGCTATCACAGGGTCCGTACAGTAGATATGCCGAGAACCTCTATTTGTTTTTGAAAGAAATGTCATCTAGACCGCTGTGTAGCAGGTGTGAAACCGAGCTCAAATATATCGACAGATCGAGCGGGTACGGTAATTTTTGCTCAACAAAATGCAGTGCTGCATCTACAGATACCATCGAGAAGCGACGGTCCACAAATGCAACAAAAACCGATGATGAAAACAATCTCATTATCAATCGGCGTAAAAAGACCATGATGGACAGGCATGGATGCGAGCATGCATTGCAGAACAAGGAAATACTATGCAAGGCTGTTAATAAGATCAACAGCCTTGATCATGCCAATGTAACTAAAAAGAGAAAGAAGACGATTAAAGAACGATATAATGTTGACACCATCTGGGACATATCTGGTTTCAGAGAAAAGATTCGAGAGACCAATCTTGCTCGATATGGGACCGAGTGGGCTCTGCAAAATCAAAATGTGATCAACAAGAGACGGCAAACGGCAAATTATGAGTTTTATTCATCGCTAGCAACTAGAGTACCGAACGCAACGCCAATGTTTACTATCGAAGAGTTTCTCGGAGTTAGACATCAATATCAGTGGCTGTGTAGTAAATGCAATACAGAATACCAAGATCATTTCGATGATGGCAAGGACCCGGTATGTCCAACATGCTGGCCAACCGGACACGGGACGTCAAAAGAGGAGCAAGAGCTTGTTAAATGGCTGCAAGATATCGGTGTTAAAAACATCGTCCAGCGCGATAAAACGCTCATTGGTCCAAAAGAAATTGATATCTGGTTGCCAGATCATCATTTGGCCATCGAGTATAATGGCCTGTACTGGCATAGCGAGCTGAAAATATCAGATAATAGATACCATCAACGCAAGTTTGTTGAATGCGAAAAACTTGGAATACAACTAGTGCAGATATTCGCCGACGAATGGGTACTAAAACCTGCAATAGTGAAAAATAGACTGCGGCATTTATTAGGGATGTCAACCACCACATCGATGGCTAGAAAATGCCAAATACAGATAATACCTAAGATGCAGTATGATAGATTCCTCGAAGACACCCATATACAAGGAACCTGTGTATCAAAGACACGGTTGGGTGCGTTTTTTCAAGGATCTCTTGTGGCCGTTATGGGATTTGGTAAGAACCGGTCTATCGTTCGTTCAACGAGCTGGGAGCTGTTGCGATTTGCTTGCATCGGGAATATACCTGGCATAGCAAGCAAGATGTTTTCACATTTTGTTAAGAGTGAAAAACCGATAGAAGTTATATCCTTTTGTGATCTGCGTTGGGGCACAGGAAACGTCTATAGATCCATGGGAATGACAGAATCACACATATCATCGCCTGGTTATTGGTATAGTCGAGATGGTATCAATCGATACCATCGCTCAAATTTTACCAAAAAATCATTAGTAGCTGCCGGGCATGATCCCGAGTTGACAGAATCTGTCATCATGAAATCAAAAGGGTATTACAAAATATGGGACGCCGGGCATAGAAAATTTACATGGAAACCATGAGGGTCTAATCCTCTGATACAATTGAACCTTGGGTCAGAAAAAAAACTTGGAACGTATCTGTTTTAAACAGACGATTGAGCTTTTCTGCTAGGTTATGTGCATGACCTGGATTGCTAAAACTAACTTTCCTATATTTAGGCCCAGGATAATCCACCAGCTTGTTTAGGCTACGGAGATTGATCGGCTCGCCATTTAAAAAGACCGCATAGATGCCGTTAGCCGCAAGGACTTGCTCGCTTTTATAGGTCTTCGGATCGGTGTGATCCATTATTACCGTTGGCGTTGGTCTGCTCATCCGTGTTCTCCTCGTATATTTATGCTGAGAGAAGAAATTAGAACGGACGGGTAATGTTAGGTGAAGCTACCGCCGGACATGTCCACCTCGGTCTTTTGTGCTAAAAGACGATCCTGTAGATCAATAACACGGGCGCTAAGAGCGTTGGTGCTGGCTAGAACCAATGCAACAGCCGTGCTGATCTCTTCAGCTTCCTGCATGGTTAGGCGTATTTCCTTGCTATTATAGTTGCGAGCAGTCTGATATTTTTTCAAAAATTGTTCAAGCGGCGCGGTGCTCATTTTGATCCTCCACTATGGCCCTGCGAACGGCCATCAATATCTTTCCCAGGTGATTGCTACCCGTTCCTTTACATACTCCCCAGAACGTGTCACCCCACCAATTTCCTTCAACAAGAACGGCGTTCTTGGTATCCATGAGCTTACATGCCAGGGCTTGATCGTTCTGGAATTTTTGATAGACCAGCTCTGTCATCACTGATATCTTCACATCGTTCCAGTCCTCTCGGATCTTTGCATGCCTTCCAAGTTTTTTTGCAATGGCCGGTCCGCCACAGGTACGTATCACGTCTCTGTCTTCCTGATCAAGGGTCTTTGCTGCCTGGTATGCGTGTTCCACCGTTGGATACATCTTTCCATCCAACATCACCGGGCTAGGATGGAAATTGCTGAGAAAATGATTATTTCCTGAAAAGTCTGATATCTCAGACATTGCTTACCTTGTTCTTCATGCTTATGCCGTGCTGCATTTCCATCTTGGTTCGGAACGGGCCGATGTTCTCATATTCGCCTAGTGTGACGATCTTTGGACAAAGTGCTGCCGTCCATCCATGTGGAAATTTAAGGGCGTAATATCCGGCGGCATATCGTATTTCGCTTTTTTCGGTACGTGTATATGTGGCTATCGGATCCGTGGTTGCATTATGGAATCCTGCGTGTTTCACCGGATATCCATCGATATCTCCCGACTGCGGTTCGGGCATTCCGTCAGCTGGTAACTCTATCGTTAGATCACTACCAAGGTGATCCGCTAGATCTTCCAAGCTGTTATATATCTTTGGTTCAATTTTACCGATTAGGTGTATCCGATCGCCTTCTTGGCTGACCAGCCCTAACCTGTCACCGTCGCCAAGAAGTATCCAGCTCGTAGGAAGCAGTTGTTTCAGAACATATTTCATCTGTATCCAGGATCCTTAGATTTCGTCTATTTTCTTGGCTACGCTTCTCTGACGTATATGTCGAAAGGAAATCGGTGATCTCGCATAGCCTATCGTAGCTTATGCAATGATCGCCGGACTGTCTATTGATCAGGTTAGAATCCATCCAATTCCTAGCTTCAGTTGCACTGATCTTTAAACCCGGGTCAATGTCAATGATCACATGATTCATGTCCATGCCGGCACTGATGTCCCAGGTGATATCTATCCCGTTATCAAGCCAGATGGTCCACCAACCATGCAGCACATCCCCTTGCCAGTCATATGCAGTTTCGGTTATGCGCACAAGATTTCTGTGTTTTTCGCCGATGCATTTCCAGGTTGAGAATAGAAATCTGGTAGCATCGGTTAACAATAATGGACCGGGCAAGATGGTCTTGATATACCATCTTGCCCCTGGGTGAGACCCTCGATGATAGTGATGTATCTCTGGATTTTTTGAATCCAGTATCGTGTTCAATGCTGCGTCGAGCTGTTCTTCCAACACGCAGTTATTTATCACACTCACCGTAGTCTTGTTGGACACCCAAATGGCCCGAATACGTGGAGCTCAGGCAGGAACTAAAATCTCCAATTGACTGTTCGATACGTTTAAGACCATGAACGTTGCAGAATCTCAACAAGGCTAATCCAACTTGCTTTCGTGGATCTCTGATAATGCTGTTGGTAATCACCTCGTCAAATTTTTCCACAAGATCAGCCGGTTGTTGGCCAAGATCAATCAGCAGACGATTGCGCTCATAATCATCACGTACCCGATGATCTTTGCCATCGTGGTCAGTCCATTTGCTGAGCATGAGATTGTTCCAAGAAAATCCTTGCTTTTCTCGATCATCGTATGCTTCAAGGAGCTTCTTGGTTCGCACGCCAGGAAAGGCACTCATCACGTTGTCCCCATCGTCACCCCTCATGCATTTTTCAAACAATAACCATTCTGGATCCGGAACCGGAAGCTCCTTTCCATGCTTGTTTTTTGCTATCTTTCCGTCTTTATCATATATGCCCGTGTCAGTGTAGAGTAGGGCAGCTATCCCATTGTAGATCTTGACGTTTTTTGCAATCAACTGCTGAAAATCGCTATCACTGCTGATGATCACATGTTGGTCATCAGGATGCAGTGCAATCCATCGAGATATCATATCGTCGGCTTCAGCATTTGGATGCCTTAGCACCGTGCAGTTTGTGTTCTTCGAGATGAACTGCACAAAACCATCCATTACCTCGAAGAACAGGTTATCTTCTTCAACTTCTCGTGGGGTACGTTTTATGGCCGCGGCCTTTCGATTGGCCTTGTATGGCTCATAAACGTCCTTTCTCCAACTGCGTCCCTCAAGGCAGAAAACCGTGTGGCTTCCTTCAAACTGGTTCCATACCATCTTGATGCTGTTGAAGATGGTATGGAGTGCCATTCCAAACTGCTGATCAGTGTCGGGTGCCCGAACTCCATGGCGCACGCGCATGAAGAGATTTTGTGTATCAATTATCAGATATGTAGCCATCTGCTTGCTCCTGTTTAATGCTATGATAGCATCTACTTTTGACTATAGCAAGCTTGCAGAATCATTCTTCAACGGCTCCGCCGCGTCGGCTGGGAGTGGCGAATTCGGCGTCCATGTCGTTGATCTCCTCAAGGATGCCTATGCAGACGTCGTTCATCCATTGGTTAACCATGTCGGATTCAGCGCCTTCATATCCATTTTCTCTAAGTTGCTTAACGAAATGCTCGTTGTAATCCATTTCAAAGTAAGCACGGGCCTTTCCGATTGGATTCCAGTGTATCTTGGGCATGCTCACCCATGGTTCTCCTAGGAGATCAGCGCGTGTTCGATCGTAAACCGGCTGTGTTATCTTTCCATGTGCAAGGTCGATATCAAGCATCGACAGTTCCTTGACAGTGTTGACCTCATCATTGGTTTGTATCTTTGCCCGTTCAATGTCATAGTCATAATCCGTGATCTTACCGTGCTTATGCTGTATTTCCAGCATGTGCAACGCAAGAGATCTTGGGTCATCCTTGAGATTTATCTCGATGAGCCTCTGTTCGAGATCGATGCCCGACAGCTCGTACTCGGCTTGGGCGATCTCTCGGGTCTTGCCCTTGAGTCCCCAGCTTCCTGGCATCCAGGAGAATGGTATCAGTGGTTTCTTCATATTGCGGTCCTTTGGTTGAATTTTACGACACCAGTTCCTATCAAGTGCCCCAGGCATTTTTGTAAAGAGGGACTTGTATTCTAGGGCTAAATCGCAATCCGTTATCTCTACAATAGTCGGCAACATTCCGTTCATTCAGTTCATACATGGAGTTTACACCACCAACTGGCATCAGATAAACCGGGATATCTATACCGGCTGATTTATATTCAGCGATAGCAGCTTGCGCGTCGGTTACATCTTGCTCTGTGGCAACAACGAATTTGAAATAGCTGCGATTATGTGGTATCTCAAGATATTTTTTCACACGATCCGGGCATATTGCATTTTCCCATTTTTCGCCACTACACGGAAGTTTGGCACTGATACTAAAGGTAACTTCCAGTCCGTGCGTGTCTGCTTTCTGGCATAGATACAACAACAACATGTTATCAATAGTTTGTGATCCGTTGGTCTCAAATGTAAGATGAGTGAGATCCATATCGCGTGTATAAATTTCGTCAAGTAGATCTGGATAGGTTTTTTGCCACCCAAGCAATGGTTCGCCACCGGTGATGATCAGGTGCTTGTCCCGGCTAAATTTTCCATCTGGCAATAACTCTTGTATGCGATCAACTATTGCCGACACAGTTAGCATTGGACTTAGATGTTTAAATCTAGGATCCCAACTTGCATACGAGTCACACCCGGTACTAACAAGCGGCAAAGATTTATAATCGTCAAAATTTGAAATGTTAACCGCAACTACGTCGCGTTCAACGCTGCGTTGCCCTCTCTGCATACCAAAACCGTCGCATGTAAAATTACATCCAAATGTTCGAAGGAATATGCTAGGAACCCCAACATACTGTCCTTCTCCTTGACATGAGAAAAATAATTCTGATATTTTGATCTTTGTCATGATATTATTAATCTCCATTAATCATATACGATTGGTCATTCTTACCGAACATCCTGTTCTCCATTTTCAATCATTTTAATGTAACCTTGTGAGCTAAACCATCGGGGCTTGTCAACTTCCTCCTGTTCACCATCCGATGTGAACCAGGTCATGCGATACAACACCGACGCGTCGGATGTCATCAATACGCAGGTAAGTGCCTCAGGGCAATACCCCCAATCCTTGCCGGCTTCAAGAGAATCCCGTAGCCAGTCAAGCCTGTCTTCTATTTGGTCCTCTGATAGTCGATACCAATCCAGGATAAATGGACGCTCATCGGTCATCAGTCCCCCTCGGCCAGGCTCATCAGCACTGATTTGCTGGTCCTGATCTCTAGCTCGTCTTCAAGCATGGCAATGAATGCGGACTTATCCATTTCCTTTGCCTTGGTCAGGCATTTTTCAATGGCTCGTCGATAGCTCCGTTCCATTGCTTGGGCACCTATGATTTCAAGATCAAGATGTCCCCGGATGGCATTGATCAATGTCTTGGCACCACGGCTGGGAGGACCTTTCCATGTGACCGTGCCATCTGCGCTTATGGTCAAGACGGCTCCACTACCGGCCGAAATGCTAAGTGCCGATTGTAGCGCTGACGAGGAAAAAGTGGTGATCGGCGATGGCGAGTATCCGGTTCCATGGCTGGTAACCGATAAGGATGTTATCGTTGCGTTTCGAACGGATGCTGCTGTTGCTGTCATGCCTCTTCACCATTTGCCATCAATCTCAGGAGGGCATGATAGCTATCCCATGCCTCCTGTAGTTGAGGATGTTGATTCCTCAGATTTTGCTCAATCACCGATTGCTTGGCCATGTTCATCACGGTTCCCATGGTCATCCAATCCTCCTCACCGATGAGAACCATCTGCTCCCGCGTTTCATGTTTACCCATGATACGGCGATAAATGGTCCGACCTCCATCGGGGCTTTCGTATATCCAGTTAGGCATCGGCCTTGCGGATCACCACGGCATCGTCTCTGATGTCCCAGATGACCTCGTCGCCTTCCGTCCATCCAAGATCCTCAAGCATCTGAGGATCAAAGACCAGCACCAGGTCGCCGTTTTCCTCAGCTACCCGTCCGGTGTATGTCTTTGGTTCGTTGTTCATGAAAACAAATCCTCATCATCATCCCTGTGGCCCACCCGCATAGCCATGTTAGCATCGGTTTCTCGTACCTCAACTTTGCAACACCAAATGCGATCTGCATCTTCTTTGCCATAGCTAGGAAGGAATATTGTATTAACATATTTGTATAAAAAGTCGGCCAGCCCTTCACATCCGGTCTTTTCTACCTCGGTAATTTTTGCTAAGCCTTTACGCCCGAGATCAAGAAGTATTTCTCGCTCAGGGTCTGAGGTAGCAACCAATAGGGTGTGGTCGAACCAATCTTCAAGCAGTGATTTTAACGGTTTTAATCCGCCAAAATCCATGCACCAGTTTCTTGCATCCAAGGTATCGCATTCAAACTCAAAATGAAAGCTCAATGCATATCCATGTATATGCCTGCATGAGCTGTCGGCCTTCCATTGCCTGTATGCAACCGGACCAATTTGTCTATACGTCTTTGTGCTAATATATTTTGCCATCATTTTTTACCTTTTTTAAGAATTTTTCTATTATGGTAGTTTTTTCGGCTATAGTAAAATCTGCACGTACCGTAAAAACGGTAAATCCATGTTTTTCTGCTTTAACTCGTTTATCAATGTCTCTGTTGTATTTCTCTCGGTATGATATACCAATAACCTGCATTATCTCATCACCAAATTTTTCAACCTGTTCCAGTGTAGGGTGCCATCTTGATCCATCGTATTCAAGAATAACTTTTCTTTCTTTAACGCAGAAATCATAAAAGCACACGCCTGATTTATCTGCTATGAACCATTCTACCGAATTTAAGAGATTAGAATCTCTATAATAGAGGGTATATTTCTGTAACCACGGATTATCTGATATAATTGATTTTATCAAAGTTTCCGCCTCTGCGGATGCACCGATAGATTTGAATATTTTCTGTAGATATTCTGCATACATAGTAGGACCGTTTTCTCCGTATTTGTCTATGAAAATTTCTAGCTTTGATTTATCTCCATATCTATCTTTTTTGGTTTGGCGAGATTTTTCAACTCTACGTTGACTCCATACACTATATTCATCCGGGTCCATTGATGCTAGCCGGTACTTATGGGAACTACTTGACTTTGCATACCATGCATCGATTGCATCTTTCCCTAATTTTGACTTTACGATAGCAACCGTATTCTTCTTTAACATTGTTTCTTGATATCGTGTAGTCCCGTCGTCGACTCCGTATCGTTGAATGAAATTTTCAAGAGATTGTATTGATTTAGCAACATGCATTTCGAACCGTTGTTCCCCATCAACTGGATACCTCCACATAAACCATTCCTTGGTAAGTCTAGGATATGGATGAGAGTTATAAGTTTTCTTTCTAGAATCTAAACATTTCTGTAGACCTAGGTATCGTTTTTTGCCTGATTCTGGTCCATATTTGTTGACAAAATCATCTAATGACATTGGCATATCCATGCTCCTTTTATTTTATTTATTCATGGATATGCCAGCAAATCCAACATGTGTCACTTCATTCTCGCAACGATGTTGAAGAACTCCTGCTTGATGTGTGGGAATTCCCTGAATGCACCACGCATCACGGATGTGGTCATATCACTTTCGTGCTCACGAACGCCGCGCATGGTCATGCATCCGTGTTCGGCCTGAACCAATACCGCAACGCCTTCTGCTTGTGTTTCCTGCTCGATAAGATCGGCAATCTGTATCGTCATCTCTTCTTGGATCTGCGGGCGACTGGCGATCCAATCCACCATTCGATTGAACTTTGAAAGACCAATCACGTTCTTGCCAGGAAACACGCCCACGTATGCCTTGCCCTTGATGCTTTGGAAGTGATGGGCACAGGTGCTACGTATGGTGATAGGACCCGTCACGTAAACCTGATCATATTCGGTCACATTGGGAAAAGCGGTGATTTTCGGTTGTGAAGAATATCGACCTGAAAATATCTCAGTGCAGAACATCTTGGCCACGCGATGTGGCGTATCCTTGGTGTTATGGTCATTTTCGGTATCAATGACCAAGCTTTCAAGAACGCCTTGCATCTTGCCAGCAACTTCATCGATCAATCCATCAACATCCATGGGATCCATGTATTCGGAGATGTTATCGTTGCAAAGGAACTTTCCTCCGCTGTCCTTTATGCGGTTGCGTATCTTATCGCTAGTGGATGTCATCTTATGTTTCCTTCTGTTCCTATGTTATACGATGCTGCTATCTGGTTTTTCAATTCAAACATCGCAGTATTTTATAGAACCAGTTGCTACGGTTGGGTATGGATAATGAGACATGACCGCTCCTTGATTGATATAAGGTGCTCCTTGTGCGCCGGTGGCACCGGTGGCACCGGTTGAAATGGTATAAACCCCATATCCACTCCCGCCCGTGATTGATGTGGCTGCGGTTGTGGTTGCGCTTGTATAGGATACCAGACCAGCTCCACCAAATACGCCAGTGGCACCAATTGCACCAATTGCACCGGGATTGGTTACTATGTGATCACGCCAGTCCCACATGGACTCCGTGCGCTCGGCTGGTTCGGTTCGAAGCTTGGCTTCAACCGGATCCATTCCTTGGTCAATCATCACGGTGATGATGTGACGCATCCCTTCTATTTCTCTTGATAGATTTACAGATTTTTTGCGTATCAGGTCAACCATATCCTTTAGGCGGTCTGCTTCCTGTTGGAGCTCTTTCATCTCCGAGATCTTTGCGCGATATTCCTTGAAATATTCTAAAGTCGTGTCATTGTCATTCATATAGGGGTATCCTTTGTGTATTTCGTCCACGGTGTAAACACCTTCCTGTCTTGCAACCCATGAAGGTGATGGCACCACACACCTGGATTGGTAGCGTTGAAATCCCTGTCATCGATCTTCAACGTTGCATTGTAGTTGAACCGTCCAATGTATGGCAATTTAATCGATATCTGTGGAATGAAATTATTGTGCTCGGAGTAGCAGCATTCATGCACCCATTCGCAGTGCCGTATGTCAAAATCAAGTGTGACCATCAGTCCTGACCTGATGCACCCTTTTATCATCTGATCCCATGCATCGCTTTCTCCATGATCCCCGCCATTCCAGTTTCCTGGATCAAAGCTCATGTTAGCACCAAGATAAATGTGATGGCAGTCATTTTCTTTTGCCATCTTACATATCGTCTCATGGGATGAATGTCCAACCACAAACAGGGTTTTCATGCCATATGCAGGAGTGTGTTCAACCTCATGCCCGATGAAAAATCTAACACTGCCGGAATGTCCGTTTTCATACGGTCTTTCCATGATCAATCCTCCCACAGCTTGTTGATGTCCATTGATAACGAATTGTCGGCGTTCATTCCGGTACCGTTGGTCAACATGGTCCGGTGCTTTTCAATCAGCGTCATTGGTTTTTCGCTGGTGAATATGTCCTCGCACAGATCCTTGAATTCTAGAACATCGGAAGGAAGATGCTGCCTGGCAACGCTAAGTGGCTGATCCATCCAACGTACGGCCTCCTGGCAGGCACGTATGTGAAGCTCAACATTATGATTCATCAATAGGAGATAGCTAAGTCCATCAAGCGCGCTTGGATACTTCTTGCGTTTTTGTTCAAACTGTTCCCATTGTACCAGCCCCATGGAATGTTGTATGGCCTCAATGGTATCCTCAATCTCCTTGCCGTTAACGTCCTCATGGCCCTTGATGCAGATGTCTCCAAGCGTGACCTTTCGGCTGATGGCGGTCTCATACATCACGGCACGATGGGTGTGATCACTATCAAATAGGTTTCCAAAGGTCGAGTCATCCGCGAGCTTGATGCGTTGTTTTTCCATCAGCTCGAGTGAATAGTCCCTGAGCAATGTGGTACTACCCTTTAGCGCCTTGGAGTCCGGTATCGGACCGCCCTTGAAGGTCATCCTGTCAGGATCAATGCTGTAGCTGCTGTACATCTGACCTTTGGCGGTCATGACAAATGGGCTTGCAGCATCATAGCTCAAGGTAACATTTGGATTAACATACTTTCTCAAACAACGCTGGATGTTGGTCAGGCTACATGCTGCTTTGATCTTGCCATTTCCAAGATAGTGCAACCAATCCTGTCCGTTGCTGAGATAACCTCCGTCTCGCATGGTGATGATCCTGCGAAGATTAAGGGCAATGCTATGTCCTTGTATGTTAGCAAATGCCCAGCTTTCAAATGGCCAATCCTTGCATATCTCCCACCATTCATCACCTTCTTCGAGATTACGTCCTTGCAACACATTCAGGAATTTGGTAGCACCTGGTTTGCGATGTTTCATGAAGAATTCAGCGTTTTCGATTGACCCTTTTAGGCAATCCGCATAGCTTTTCAAACCTGGGTGCTTTGCTTCACCGGTCTTTTCATCATATCCAAATCGATCAATGCCACCGGGTGGAAAGTCAAAGATCATGCTCCAGTCGGCCGTGTGCTCAAGCCATCGTAGGATGCCCAAGCGGAACGCATCCTGATCCGCCCTCCATGCGATGTCATCCTGGTTTTTCTTTGGCTTCCATGGCCACTTCAGCACGCCAGTTGCTGCCTGGAATCCACCACTGTCTCCAATGATGACCGTCTTTTGTCGATCGCGCTGTTGCACCATCGACTCTTCGGTATCGGTACGAGTCACATCCAGCTGGGCGTGTCCGGCGCTGTAAAGTGCCCATTTGTAGCTGAATAGATCGCCCTTGGTCTGAAGGAAATCGAGATCATCCCATCCACGACGCAGCCCGGAAGGAAACTTGTCTCTCTTGCCCATCAGGTCCTGGCTTAGCATCTTCACATAGATGCTGCTGATGCTTGGCAGGAATATCGCATAATCCTTGTTAGATGCGGTTAGATCAGCGTATTCAAAATCAATTTGGTTTTCAGGCATCAGTACTTGTTCTCTCTCGTTCGTTGGCGGTAATCAACACCGTCACGTCTCCATTGTTCACCGTTACCGGTGATGATGTCAATAATTCGATCAATCGTGCCATCATTCCATTCACTGATCCTGCCCATGCTAGAATGAGGTGCATCGATTAGCTTATAAAGCTTGGATACCGCATCGTCCATGCTCCACGGAACGTAAAGACGATCGGCATCGTTAGAAAAGGTCTCAGGAAAGCTACGGTATGCCGGGTACAATACATTTGAACCAAGGGCGTCCGCTTCGCTAACGGTATTGCTAACCCAATCCTGCAATGCGCAGTTGAATAAAATCCTTGTATCATTGAGCAGCTGATAGTAATCATTCTTGCTAAGATCCTCGTGCAGCTCGATCAGATCTTTGTTGGCCATCATGCGGGCACGTATCAAGCTCGAAGGTGCATTGCTCCGTAGCTTACCTCCTGAAAACACACCAAACACGATGTCGGATTTTTCCGCCTTCACTCGCTCAATGAGATCCATGAAAAACTCTGGTTGCTTCTCCTGATCAAAGCGTGCCGCAAAGCCAACGCGCTTTGTACGTTGATCAAATGGTCGTATTCTGTCAACACCGCCGATGCGTTCCTGTACCTCTGCCTTGCCGAAGCTCAGTCCTGAGATGTTGTATATCGGAGCCGTCCATCCAGCGATCTTCATGTGTGCAACCATTTCCTCGTTGGTGGCAAGGATGCCATCAACGAATTCGTTGCACATCTTCTCGTAGAATCCCATCCATCTTTCCATGCCCCATACATGTACGAAATCATCCGGATCAATCGTCTGGGCAAGGCAACGAACGAACACACGCGGCCGCATACGAGCGGGTATCTGATCCATGATGTATGGCAGGCTTTCAATGCCCGGTTGGAACATGTCCTCAAAGAGTATCACATCCTCATCATTGATTTCGCCTTTTCGCATCATCGCAACAAGATTCATCATCTGGCTCATGCCAAAGTAACTACGGCCATGCGCGTCAAGTACCTGCCCGACCACGATGGCCTGTGAGCTATCAAGGGTCTGACCTGGGACGATCACGTAGTCGATCTCTCGGCGATCAAATACCCTAGTGCTCCAATCCGTTAGCTGGTAGGTATATCGGGCTGTGTAGGATTCTAAAGACATATACACCAATTTTCGCATTATAGATGACCTTTCCTGCTTATCTGATATGATGACGGTTTTGCACGGTACGAGTCAATGTATAAATACATGCTGATGTAAATTTTACAGGAACTGCGATGACTAAACCATACACGTATCTAATTAAATGTATGCCAACAGGCGAAGTTTATTATGGTGTTAGATATGCCAACGGTTGTAATCCATCTGAATTTTGGAAGACGTATTTTACCAGCTCTGTGCAGGTTGCTAAACGCCTGAAAATTTTTGGACAAGATGCGTTTATCTTCGAGATACGTAAGGTCTTCGAATCTAAACTAGCCGCAAGGGCATGGGAAGATAAGGTCTTGCGACGATTACGAGTAAAAGATACTCCAATGTGGTTAAATCGATCATATGGTATGGCATTCGTGGAACGCGCAACGCGCTCTGGAATAAAACAGGTATATCTATATTCCGAGAAAACATATAAATGGTTTGATAAGATTCTTGCCGAGGTAGTTGTAAATTCCGGTCTAGGAGAATATCGAGGACCTCCAAAACCACCCGGACATTCTAAGAATGTATCTGTTGCTCTCAAAGGACGGAGAAAAAGTGTTGAACATGTTCTTGCTGGTGTTAAATCAAGAAAGGCCAACGGTCGTACAAGAGGATATTCTGTTTATACTAATGGTACCAATAACATTCGTGTGCATAAAGGGGATACAATTCCAGAAGGATTTGTCAAAGGATCGTGTATTAAAGGACGGGCTTTACCAAGTAAAGCCGCCGGAAAATCGTATGAACAAATTTACGGAAAAGAAAAAGCAGACCAATTGCGAATAACAAGGAGTAAGCATTTTCAATCTAATAATCCTTCTAGTAACATAAAAGGAAAAACCTATGATGAGCTATATGGAATTGAAAAAGCCAGAATTCTTAAAGAAAATAGAAGTAAAATAGGCAAGATGAACACCAAGGAATATGCTTTGTATCACAATGATCATATGATCTACTTGGGCAGCCGTCTTGAAGCTGCCCAATATGTCTATGAAACGTTTGGAGGAGCAAAGAGCAACAACATATATGATCAAGAATGGCTCAAATTAAACAACATTAGGGTCGATACTCGGTATAAGAACCGTTAATACCTTCCTCACTGATATCAATTCTTATTTCCATTCCCGGATACCGTTCGGAAAGCTTTTCATACAAGGCATCACTTAGCATTTCGCAACTCTGGTGATCCAATTCAAGAGCACCAGATGAATAGAGATCTTCGATCCATCGACGTAGTTGTATAAATTCAATTTGACGATTTGAATGTGTTACCTCAACCCACACCTTAAAATTGAAATAATGCATGTGTCGTAGACCTAGATGGCTTACATCAAATCTATTACCGGTTGCATATACAGGATTGGTATCAGCTCCGGGAAAGTAATGGTACCCTTCTTTTTGAAAGGTGCAATACACAAAAGTTTTCTTGTTTATACCCATGTTCATAACTCCGTTATTCGTCGCCTGTCCGCAAGGACGGATTATCCAGGGCCGCTGGATACTTGTGCAGGCCTTCCTTTTCAAAAGTCACCCAGATCAGTCTTGAGGTTGGTTCAGTAGACATCTATAATGCTCCTTATCATGCTTAATGATGATAGGGCATTATAGCTAGGTTATCAAATTACTTGTTGGAACGTGCTGACACCAGATTTTTTTCAAAGACATCGGTGCAGGCCTTCCATGTGAAACGCCTGCTGCTTTCCTCAACCATCTTTCGATCAAGGCCAAGGCATGCGTGTATGGCCTTGGATAAATCATCATCCATGCATCCATCTACACCCGGTGTGATGATATCAATCGGACCGGTCACCGGATATGCTGCAACCGGGGTACCGCATGCCATGCTTTCAAGCATCACCACACCAAATGTGTCAGATCGGCTTGGAAATATGAACACGTCCGCGTTGGCATAATAGTGTGCCAGGCTGGAACCTTTTTTGTAACCGGCAAATATGACGTCGGGATATTTGGATTTAAGGGTTTCAAGATATGGACCGTCACCAACGAGTATCTTTGTCCCTGGTGTTTTGATCGAACAAAAATCATCAAGTCCTTTTTCAGGACTGGCACGGCTGACACAAAGCAATACCGGTTTTCCGGCAAGTGTTGGTTTACGATGGGACGTATTAAAGGTGTTGTGATCAACACCCCTGCTCCATATCACAAGATTGTTGAAACCCTTTCTGCGTAGCTCTTGTTCCATGGTAGCCGTTGTTACCAGCACACGATGGCTGAACTTATGGAATACGCGCATGAAAAAATAGCCCACCCTGACCGGTATCCCGTGGTGTATCTTGAGATATTCAGGAAATTTGGTGTGATAGCTGGTATTGTGCGGTATCTTCCTGTGCCTGACCTTGCAATACCACCTTGCGGCGATACCTAGTGGACCTTCAGTGGCTATGTGTATGAAGTCAGGATTAAAATCCTCTATCAATCTGCCCGTTTTCCAAATATCCCATGCCAATCTAACCTCAGGATATCCTGGCATTGGAATGGTGCGGAAAAGTCCAGGTTCTATGACCTGTACCTCGTACCCACGTTGTTGCATTTCCTGCACCGTGGCTCGCAAGGTCGTGACGACACCGTTCACGTTATCCCACGTGTCGGTCACCACGGTCAGTTTCATTTGTATGTTTCATGGATCTTCATGGATCCGTCCTCTTCCAGGAGTAATAGCTGGAATTCTCCGTCATGCGTTTCAACGAGAACCGAGCATGTTTCCACCCAATCGCCGTCGTTGGCATAAATCACACCATTTATTGATTTTATGGCAGGGGTATGTATGTGTCCGCATATGACACCGTGGAACCCATTATCTCCGGCATGGGCAGCCAGATGTTCTTCAAACTTGTAAATGAAATTAAGGGCTTGCTTGGTCCTGCCTTTGACATATTTGCTGAGGCTCCAATAACCAAGACCAAAGAGTTTTCGCATACGGTGTATCAGACCGTTGCACATCAATAATGCAGTGTATGCACGATCCCCCAGCATGCTCACCCATTTCCAGTGCCTTGTTACCTGGTCGAATAGATCACCGTGGGTGACAAGCCATTTCCTATCATGTAAATCAACATGGGTGATTTGATCGGATATGGTGATGTTTCCTGCCGCAAGCCCGTGCTTCAGCCACGGACGAAGGAACTCGTCATGATTGCCAATGATGTAATATACCTTGGTGCCTCTCTTGGCTTTGGTTAAAAGCCGACGAACAACATTGCTGTGTTCTTGTGGCCAATGCCATCCCCGTGAGAGCTTCCACCCATCAACGATATCTCCAACAAGATATAACATATCTGAATTGTTATTCTTGAGAAAGTTGCAAAGCTGTTCAGCCTTGCACCCTTTCGTTCCAAGATGGATGTCTGATATCCAGATTGATCTGTATTGCATTTTTCCTATCCAACAATGGCCCTGATTATATCAACGATGACTATTCCCATCGTTGTTATGGTGCGATCTGTCTGTTCGCTCCATTGAACGCCCATTGCAGCCAGGATGGTAAAAATGGCTGCCCATGCAGCAGGCTTTTTTAGATTATCAAGTATGACTTCAAATATCCTCTTGCCCATGCGGAGTATTTAGTCTTGGGCAAGAGGAATAAACCTGCTGTTAATCAGCGGATCTTTGCAGGGAAGATGTATCTGTATGTGCCTACGCCGGTGTTAAGCGTGATCTGGATGGCACCCTTGACGGAAAAGGCCATTTCACAATCACAGGTATCAGCCACCTTCAGTGCTGCGAGAACCTGATTGATCTTCCACTTGTGCTGCCCGTCAAATGTCTCGGTACGATCGGTGGCAAACACGACACCGCCCCTCTGCGTGGATTCGGTGTCCTCGCCGATGAAGAACTTTAGGTTTCCATCAACGATCTTTGGAATGAAATACTGCTCATATGCCGACAGCCCATTTGATGCCCATGCAAACTGTTGGATGTTGCTCTTGCTCGGGGTGATGACCACATCCCACTTGGGCTCAAGGAACTTTGGCTGATCGGGGATCAAGTTCTTGCTCATGAACCGATAGTTGATGTGGCTCTTGCTCTTGTTCTGATATGCCAGCTCGGTTGGCACCTGATCACCATTCCGTTCCTCATACGTCACCACCATGGTGCTGTCGTTTGATGCAAACTCCGGATCGGACGTGATGGTTTGTAGCAATGAGAGATTGCTGAGCCCAAACTCTCCATCAAGATCAGACAAGGGTTTGCTGAACTTGCCCTTGAGGATCACTTCCTTTTCCTTCTCCATCGCCTCAATTGAAATCTCCTTGCTACCTGCCGTGACCTTGATCTTGTCAAAGAATCCGGTGGTCGTTACATAGGTGGTGAGATCCTTGATATAGTCCTTTAGCGCCATGTTTTTTCTCCGATATGCTTCTGTTGTTCTTCTTCAAGCTTCATCTCCATGTTGGCCTTGATCATTTCGTCAGACCATCCACATAGATGCTTGAGTATGAATCGCTTTGACAAGTATGACGGGGCGCCATTGAGCGCGTCAACGAGCGTTTTCAACTCATTTGGATCATATAGTATGATGGATTTATTTGGTGTTTTCTGTGGCATGTTTCTTTCCTTTTAAAAACTGAACAGGTCGCCGAAGCATTATATCTTTGATTTCTTGGATGCATGGTATTTTTTAAGAGATTCTGATCGTTTCTTCTTAGTTTCATCTGATTGGATTAGTCCTTTATGGCTTTGACTCAGTTTCATCTTGTGTTCATTGGTGAAACACATACCTTTCCTAGCTTCTGATATAAGTGCTCTTGTATGGTCTGATTTAGATGATCCTGTTAGTGATTTTGATATTTTCTCTTTGGTATCTTCGTCCATAGTTCTACCAATCTTACTCTGTGACATCCTCAACCGTGATTCATTTGATCGCTTACGTCCTTGATTAGCCTTTGAAATCTTTTCTCTAACAGAAGTTGATACTAATCGACCTTGAAGACCTTTGCTAATATTTTTACGGTGATCTTCTGATAATGTCCTGCCACTATATAAGCTTCTAAAATGATCCTTCATCTTGAGAGCTACTTCATGACCGAACAATTCTTCCCACGTTTTACCTTTTCTTTTGCCTCTGTTTGAATTTGATCGGCGAGCAACTACATTAGGATCAGCCGGTCGTCCTTTTAGTGCAAATGATATTTTTCTCCGTGTTTCATCAGAGACTGGATGCCCTAACAAGCCGCGTCTAATGGCCTCTTTAACACCTGGATCTGACATTTTCTTGATCATCGATTCTACAGCAGCCTTTCTAGCAATAGCATAGCTGACGGCCGAAATCTTAAATCTAGAATTGTTCAATCTGGTTGTAGACATCATCCAAAATGCATGTGCCATAGGAGGTATTTTGTGAATCCTCCAAAGAAGATGATGAGCAACATAATGCTCCTTGGCCGTTAGTAGAACTATGTTCTCTTTTAGATTGGATCCTTCCATTGATCTTGGGATGATATGATGTCTTTCATAGTATTCACCGTCCACTTGACAGCGGCCTTTTGCTTTAGATATCAATATGTTGTATATTTTTTGATAATCCATTGGTGTTCCTAATAGATTGTTAACTTATTTATCTATTAGGAACACCGGCGTTAGAAAGAAAAGAGCTCTTCAAATGAATTATCGTTCTTTTCAAGTAATCTTTCCCAGTTCAATACTCCAAGGAGATTCTTCACCTTCTTGTCGATCAATACCGCTTCCATGGCCTCGTCATCAAACGGTAGATCCTTGAACCACTGAGGAAGAGTTAGCTCATCAACTGGATATGCAACTGATGTTAATCCGCTCGGGTTTGGTCGCAGCTTGCAGACGATGACCTTGAATCCGTCCTGTATCGGCATTGAGTAATGGTCCCCGTTGATCCTCTTGAGCCTGTTCCAATTGATGGATGCCAGGACGTGTCCTGGAATCATGACCTTCTTGTTGGTTTCAATGCCCTTCCAGTCAACCTTGTTTTGTCCCATCACGAGATTCTGATAATGCGTGAGCTTGTTAGCCCTCTTTGGTGAGCCTTTTAACCAGCCCGGCCAGCTGCGGAATTCCTTGCGGAACTCAAGGACCATTTGTTGTATGTCAGATTCGCTTGAACCGGTCAGCAACGATTCAAGCAAAGTGCTGAGGAAATCCTGCACGATCTTCGGGGTATCACTGCGCTTGAGATCCAGCCCCATGGCCTTGATCTCACCGGGTTTTCCGTTTTGATCCTTTCTCTTGCCGTCCTTGTCATATATCAACACGGCATACCGTTTCTTGGTGATGAACAATCCCTTGGATGCGCAAAGCTCTCTCGCAGCCTTGATGATGACTCCGTTCTGCTCAGGGCAGTTGAATGCATCTCGCATGAATGCCGGAAAGCTGTCGTTTGTCATGTCTCCGATGTCGTCGTACAGCTTGCTGACGTTTTCCTTCGACCATTCAAAATCGGAAAATTCAGGAAGATCCTTCATCACAGGATATGCGCTGAAGTACCCAGAATTATGGACTAGTAATCCGTTGGCAAAAAAATATGGATGATTCGTATCCATTCCTACATCATATACATATTCGTCTTCAAATTCTCCAAGATCCTCAACAGATGATATCTCTGTTAGGTAATGTTCCACCATTTTACAATCTCTTTTATTACAGTGTTTGCATCTTTTATAAAGTCAGCTTCCCAGATTATTTTTAACGAAAAACCCCTGGCAGTCGCAGCTTTTATTTTAGCATAATCATATGCCCAAATATTGTTAGCTGTCATTTTGAGATGAGGATGATAAAATGAAGATTCATACATCAATGGGTTACAATGCCAATAATCGCCATTGAATTCGATAATTTTCATACGTTGACTATCTGTTATATCATAAAAACATGGAGATTGTAATACATCGCTCCATATACAAAACTGATTGGTCTTTACTGTATATTGAAGTGATGCACCGAGACTACTTTCTACATATTCAATAAATGCGAGTTCGGCTTTAGAAGTATATCCTCTATTATTTCTTTTGGATAAAATCTCTAAAGCTGTTGGTTTATCTACTGAATATTTTGACATTATCCAATCTATGTTAGAAGATTTACCTTTTTCTCGATTGTAGTCGATCCATTTTTGGTATCCATCTAGTCCATATTTCTTTTCAAAATAATCTAAACTATTAGTGTATCGTTGTTTCTCAACATAATTTTCCCATATTTGCAAGCCAACCTGCTCTCCATGACGAGCTATACATTTTTCCTCAGTTACGGCACGAGACCGGTTGAATTCGTTAAATTCTTCAACAGACCAACCGTATTTTTCTTTCTTGGTTTCATAAAGATTTTTGACTCTTTGTTTTTCTCGATAAGATTCCCATTTCTGTAGGCCAATTTCGTTGCCATATCTAGCTAGATATGTTTCTTTTGTCCGTCTGGTACTGTTTTGTCGTAGAAACTCAAATCTCTTAACAATGTCGGTTAAGTCGTATGATACGAGATGACAAAATGTATTATAGTAGCCGTTAATCAAAGACACTCCGTTTGATATCATATGATCAAACAACAGTTGTATTTTTTCTACCTCACATTGAGAATATGATCGTTGATTTGTAGCCGCTCTAAACCTAGCCGAGTTTATTACATCGTTGATGTTATCAATTTTCTTTGGCATGTTATGCGCTCCTATTATGAGTTATTTATTCACAATAGGAGCTGTATTGTGACTCACAACGAAATTATTTTATCACCGACCAAAAGTTCCGTTGGCTTCTTGCTAACAAGCCGACCATCGTCGGTGACTACCATGATCGAATGGTCAGCAGTGACGATCACGCTTTTGCCATCTGAGGTATTAACTCGATATTTCTTTTTAGATACCTTATGACGATATACGTAATTATACGTGGTCCAATCAGTGGTTTTCGAGGAATGATCATATCCAATTAATTTGATTTGGTCATTAACAGAATACTCTTTGTCTCCGTCATTCCAGAATAAACTACCATTCAGAAACAGATCTTCGATGGTTCTTTTTCCGACTGAGGTTTCGATGATTGACGCAGAATCAACCGAGTCGGTATCACCATAGATGCAAGCGATTCCAAGATGATTGTAATCACCGGTGATGATTTCATTGATCTTGCTCTGCATGTGCTTGACGATGCATC